GCAATAACTTCGGCTGCGGTGCTGGTAATAGCTCCAGCCGCACTGGTAGCCAGTGATACCACAATCGTATCAGCGCTGATGGAGACCGCCAGGGCTTTGCTGTTTCCAGCCGGGTCCAGCAGTTGAACCTTGATTACATTACCGTCGCTGCCGGCAGCAACAGCCGTGAAAGTAATTGCATTGTTATCTGCCACGACACCGGTATCCAGTGCGGCTTTTACAGCAGCTGCATATTTTTCATACTTGCTGCTGCTATTCTTGCCAAGCAACCTACCCGCCAGCAGTTCACCCTGAGCGGAAGCCAGTAAAACCGACACAAGAGGCCCGGCAAAGTCAGGCATGGCGATTATCTGACGGTCTTCATATGTTTCCAATGTTTGTAAACTGGGGTTTAAAGGCACTTTGTTTACCTCCTTCTAAAGCTTAAAAGCCTTATAAAATATACTTACCATCCTCCGTGATTTTGCCGCCCATGGCCTTCACGTCCTCCTCACAGAGCTTCTTGATCGCTTCTGGAGACTGTGGATCAATTGTTTCCTGGCTGCCTAATTGAGCCATTTTAATACGCTGTTCTTCCGGCATGGCTTCCAGCGTTGCATACATTTGCTCAGCCTGGCTGATCTCTTTGCCGTCTGCCAGTTTGATCATAGTGGTTTCCGCAGCCGGGTAAGCCAGCAGGATGCTTTTAACCTGCTCGCACATAATCGGGGGAATCCCTTTGGCCACCAGATCAGCCAGGCGTCGTTCCACCTGGGATGACCAGGCTGTATTTTCTGCAGTAGAGATTCTTCCTTCAGCCAGCTTCAATGCTTCCTGAGTTGCCGCCAGCTGGGTTTTTACCGTGTCAACTTCGGCCAGTTTTTGGCGCTCAGCATCCGTCATTCCGCCTCCGCCGTCATCCTTGGCAGGGGTGGCCTTAAGAACATCAAGAAAGCGATTGAACGCATCCGCCAGTTTTTTCATGATGTTATCTTCCGCTTGTGTCACTTTGTTTACCTCCTTGGTTTCAATATCACAACAATCCAGGTATATGTCATCGGGACGTTCAGCCAGCGCTACCGTATCAGGCAGCCGGGTTAAAAACGGTTCATTCGTCAACCCGATGGCCAGCAGCGTAGGCCCTACCTTGGCCCCGGTTTCTTTTTGGGTATAATCCTCTTGATACTCCGGGCTGGCGAAACGATATCTCTTTGCCCTGATAGCCTGGACAATCTCATCACTGGTCGGGTGAGCCAGAGCAAATAATACCGGCCCTTCCTGTACGATGTCATATACCCAGGCTTCTGCGGGAGTATCACCAAAAGTTGGAGCACCTTCATTTGTATGGCCCAACCGTATAAACGGCGGTCGTCCCGCCACGTTGCGGCGAAAGTTGTTGATCATCGCATCGAACTTTTCCTGCGTCCCTTGCAGTTCACCATATTGCGGATGCTTCCATATTCCCAACCGAAAAAAGGGAACCTTGATTGTGCTGTTGTCATCCACCGACTATTCCTCCCTGCCATTAATTGCCATGTATAATTTGCTTACTATCCGAGCATACTACCCACCCCTTTCAAATTAGCCGGATTGATAATAAATAACCGTTAATAACTGTTACTAACATAAGGCCGGGGTAAATGTACTATGTAAGTCATTAAATCGTTTCTCGGGGCGATTAGCGCCTTGTGTTTTAATCATTACTTAGTAACGGCCATTAAGCTGCCCATCCTTTGGGCAGGGAAGCGACATAGTTCCAATCCAGTGTCTTATCTGTAATCAGCTCCGGCTGGTAAGCCGAGTAAACCGGATCAAGCACTGAACGGCAGCGGCCATGCAGCGGGGGAGTGTTGGCCGAGATCCGGTCATCATCCATTTTCATCAGCAACCCGTGCCGGCTGCTGCAGATGGGGGACGTACGGCCATCCATGATTGCGGAGAACCTGACATAGTCAACGCTGTTCTCTGCAAACCCCGCCAACCGCCCCCGGTTGTAGCTGTAGGTTGTCTCCGTGGTTGTGATCAATGACGACCTTTCCTCATTACTGGTCAGGAGTTTCTCCAGGGCCGCCTCAGCTTCAGGCCGGGATGATCCGTTGAGATACTTGACCATGATCGTCTTGACTCCGGAAAGCAGCGATCCGTCCACATCCCCGGCCAGGTAAATCGACCTGGATTCCATAGCCTTAATAGCCTTCTCCGGGATCACTTTCGGATCATCAGTATAATTAAAATCAAAGCCTGGATAATCATCAGCTAGTGAGCGCTTCCTGTATTGCTGGTGCAGCTCATCAGTTAAAAGTTTCGCATGGGCACGACCGGCTGCGATTATCTCCACCGCATGATCAGAAAGTATCCGGGCCAGCTGCCCGGAGTTGATCGTGATCGGCGCCGGCGCCTGAGCAAAAGCTTTAACGCCGCCGATCCGCTGCAGCCTTTCATACTCTTTCCAGGGGATAGTCTTAACAGATTGCTGCAGCCATTTGTCCCACTGCACCAGCAGTTTGCCCTCGGCCTTATCCAATTGCTTAAATAATACCTTTTGCTCGATCATTACGCGCTCTCCTGGTCAGCTCGCAAGTACCGGTTATATGCCTTTGTATATTCCGGCTCCGCAGTCATATCTCTATCAGGTAATCCCATACTGTTACGCGCGTACTTAAAATCTTCTTCCTGCTGTGGGTCCATATAGCCGGCATTGGTCAAGTTCAGAAACATTTCAGACATAAGCTTCAGCTCTTCTTCGCTGGGCTGTTTAGATTGGAAGTCTCCCCAGTTCTTTTGTTTCCCGAAGTTATAAGTAATAAGCCGGCTGATGAACTGGTCCAGCAGTACCTCTTTAAGCTGTCCGTATAAGCTCAGGGCCATCAGCATAAAGCCATCAAAGTGCGACTTGCCCAGCGCCAGGCTTCCTGACCTAGCCCCTTCATCGAACACCAGCGATGGCACCAGAAGCCCGCGGGATAACATCTTGTTTAGGTAACTGATCGCCTTGTCAAAAGCTTCACCCACGCCCGTTCCTCCGGATGCTATTGATTCGATTTTTGGCAGCTTGCCGGTAGCATCTTTTGTTGAAAATGCCAGGGCTGTACCGCTTTGCAGGTTATCAAGTATGCGGATGGCATAATCCAACTGGCTTATCTCCTGGTCTGTACTCGGGTCCTTAATGGTACCATCCATCACAGTGGCCGCCAGAGTCGGAGTACCGAACTTGTCCAAAGCCCGCGCCCACATCTTCAGAAAAGCGTCTTTCAGCAGCCAGTTTTTTCTGATCGGTTTAAAGGCGCTTTTGCCGTAATAATTGTTAAACCTTTTGCGATATGTGAAAATAATGCATTTCTGCGCCGGTATTAAAGCTCCCAATGGCTGCAGATAGTTGAACTGTTTTATCTCCTGCAGCCGGCCGCGATCGGACACGTGGAACTCGACACCGTAAGGGTGGTAGGTGGCCAGGTAGTCCAGCACCAGATTCCTGCTGTCCGGTTTCCAGACGATTTCCGTCGCCGAATATCCCGCCCATACCGCCGATAAAATATCCTCACATGCCAGTGTCAGACTGCCATCCATGCCCTCAAAGCAATCATGCACAAACGTCTCTATCTTTTCATCCGGATGAGTGTAGTCTCCGAGGAATGATATAACCGCCAGTGTCAGGAAGTAGAATGAAGCTGCCACCGTTTCATCCGTATCCAGCATCCTCTCAAATTCAAGCACCAGGGCGGCATCCGGATTCAGGATTGCACTGTCAAAAAGGTTGAATGTATTCTGCAGCTGACTGCCTATTTGTCCTACTTCAGGTTTATACAATGGCATCCCGGTTTGCCCCCATCCTCTTACCAATCAATTTCCGATGCAATACTTTTCCCGGCTACCTTGCCCCCGGTGATCCCGCCGCCGCTGCTGCGTCCGCCGGTGATAAATTCCAGGGCCAGCCTGGCCGAGTTGATTGCCATACCAAAATGGTTCTCGGTGTTCTTCTTGTAACTGATCCGCTTCTGGCCGTCAGCCGCCACACCTTCTTCTTTGACCAGCTTCTTCAGGTGACGCTTGATCTCATCCAGAATCTTTTGCTCTTCGACGCTGCGCGCTTTAAATAGCAGCGCCTGGGGAGGATTCAACGCAAACAAAGCAGTGGTTTCATCCAGTGATTCGTCGCGATCCACCTGGATCACACGCACTTCCTTTTCATCTTCACCCTCAGTTCCTTCTTTATATGTAGCTTTGAAATACTGAATAAACCCGATGGCCTTCTCTAAGGCTCTGACCACCCGCTTGGATTCTGTCTTATAGGGCATTGCATCAATGATCAGGCACTGTACATTATAGGCTGCCTCCCAGATCGGGATGTACTCCAGCAGATCCTCAACATCTATATGCCAGGCGGCAATGATCCGGAATCCTTCTCGATAGGGAGTAAGTACCGCAATGTGTGCGTTGTCGCCCATGTCTATCCCAATCCCACAGGGAGCATCGGAAGTATCCTGAAAATAATAATCACTGGCTGCCTCCACAATTTCCAACGTCTTTGAGCCGATCGGCTGCATGTTGCCGCTGTCGGCAATACCCAGCGCGGATCTCTTTACCCTGGCTACTTTGTCAGGCTTGCCCTGGGCTTTGGTCCAGCGATCCCAGATCAGATCAATACGTGCATCCTTTATCGCCAGCTGCGGTACCCGGTACCCTCTCTGGGAGCTGCGCTCCGGATGCTCCGCAATCCAGCAGCCGTTATCCACATCCAGCGGCTTCCCGCATTTTAAACAAAACAAGAATACAACGCCGCCGCCGGGCCGGGAATCCCGGATATTCTCTGGGAACTCTTCTTCCGGGATAGATTCCCGCCCACACCCCACGCACTGCACAGTCCATTTACGCATATCGCTTTCCCTGTACAGTTCATCAATGCCATCCTCTTCATATATAGGAGCACTGAAGTATCTTTGCCAGCCCAGTTTGGAAGCTAAAATTCTGTCCTGGGCCAGATCCATATTTTCTCGATTGATCAGAGCAACTTCATCAAACAGCACTTCATCAGCAGGAATGGAGATCGCACCCGTCTTGCTTTCCAAACCCAGGATGTAGAAAAAATTAGTCCCGATCTGCTTTAACCCCATCTGGTCGGTACCGAGTATCCTGGATTTAAGGTACGCACTACGGTCAATATACGGGTCAAGTCGCGTCTGTCCAAAGCGGTTGGCCAACCTATCTGTGGGCAAGTAATAAATTGCATTGGCCCCACGCACGTCCACCATATAAAAA